TACGCGCTTATGTCCGTCATCGCAACTTGTTTCATAGTTCCATTATCGTTGAACACCACTCTGTCAGCATCTACCACAGTCGTAGAGCTAGCTGAAGTGCCACCATCCATAATATTTAATTCTGCAGCTGTTGCTGCCACGTTTGTGCCACCTATATCTAAAGTAGTCACAGATATCTCACCGGCTACGGTTGCAATGCCATCAGCCAGAGTTATCAAATCAGTGTCATCTGTGTGACCAATTGTTGTCCCATTTATTATCACATTGTCCACAGTTAGTGTAGTCAACGTGCCAAGAGATGTGATATTTGCTTGAGCTGCAGTTTGTAGTGTACCAGCCAGTTGTGTTGCAGTCAGTCTGCCTGTGCTCGGGTTGTATGTTAAGTCACCATCTGATTCTAATCCAACATTACCAGTAGCGGAGGCATCTTCAATAAAAGGTATTAAATTATCTTCGTTTGTGCTTTCATTATCAGCTACAGATACGTGCGCTGCGTTTGTAGCGTTTGTTACCGTGACACCAGCTATGACTGTGTTTATCGCTGTGCCACCAATTGTAATTGCATCAGCTTCTAATGTGCCATCAATATCTGCATCACCAGATATATCTAGTGTAGCAGCATCCAGTTCACCGGTTAGTGTAACATTTCTAAATGACCCAATGTCTTTGTTTGAATCAACGACAACAGCTTTACTTGCTGCGACTGTTCCTGCTGTAACATCATCTATTGTTTCTAGTTCAGCTTCTGATATGGCTGCAGATCCAATAGTTACTGTTCCTGCAAAAGTTACATTAGCACCATCAAAGGTAGCAGCCGTGGTGCTACCAGATTTAATAATTAAATTACCAGATGTGTTTGTTAACGCTGCATACTGTGTACCAGCATCTTTTAAGAATACATCACCGCCATCTGCATCTAATACAATGTCCGTGGTTGCATCTAATGTAATCGTGGAGCCTGAGTCTATTTCTGCAATAACAGGTGTTGTTAATGTTTTGTTTGTTAGTGTTTGTGTTGCAGCGATACCGACTAGTGTATCAGTGACTGCTGGTAATGTTAGTGCCGTGTTACCAGAAAAGTCAGAGTGAGCTGGAGCTTTTAGTGCTGCATAGTGTGCGTTTGATGATTCACAATATAATCTAAGCTCTGATTGTGCACCTGTGTTTTTAAGATCAATAACACCACCAGAAACTGTTAGATCATCACCAACAGTAAAATCTCTATTTGTTGTGATACCTGTGTCTGCAACGTGTGTAAAGTTTGTGTCGGAGTCAGCACCAAAATTTATTATCGCACCATCTGATCCAAGTGTTAGATCATCTGGTAATGTGACATCGTTGTTATTATCTTCGAATACAGCTTTACTAGCTGGTAGTGTACAGAATACGGTCTTTGTGCCTGATGAAAAGTCAACAGCACTATCACTGTTAGAGCTTTCTAGAATAGTTGTTCTTGATAGCGTGTCCGGCGATGCGTCGGTGACTGTGCCGATACCAATCTCAAACTCTGTGCCGCTGTCATTGACGATAGCATAATAGGTGACGTTACTGTTACCAATGCCTGCAACAAAAGTTTGAAAACCAGATACAGCACCAGCTAAACTTAGTGTTCCCGTGCCGGTAGTTGTTGAGGTTTCTTTTACTCGATCGTTTACTACAAACGCCATTTAACCTCCTACGCTAATCTTAATACCGCTGTACTTGTGCCTGCTGACGGAAATTGTATTGTAAATGTTCCAGATGTTGCTGTGAAGTCACCACCAAAATCCAAAACTAAAACTGAGTTGTTAGTCGGTGCACTACCGTCTGACCTGTATATCTGTGCGAACTTTGCTGTAAATGTAGCATCTGTAAAAGATACATCATCAAAATCAACAAATGCAGTTGATGCACTTGATCCACCAGTAACAGATGGGTTTGCTAAAGTTGCACCACCTGATGTGTAGTTTGTTCCTGAAGCAGAAACTTCGTTAGTTGTATTGAAAGCAGTTGGATCAGAAGCAGACACAGTCTTTGACGATGTGAATAGAGCTAACTTATAAGTAGCACCCCCATCAAAGTCATGATTGCCTTTGAGCAACTCTTCCTTAAAAACATTTGATATTACGTTTGCCATTTATTTTCTCCTTATGGGTTTGCGGATGGTATTGGCACTCTGACAACACCGTCCATATATTCATCTCGTCTTCTTCGGCCCATTTGTTCTTGGCCTAGTGTTTGAACCTCTTCTTTATACTTTAAAGCATAAATGTTCAACATGTCAGGGGCTTTTAAAAACATGAAAGCTTCCACTAAGCAGGCATAAAGCAACATGTGAGGTGCATTTGTACTAACCCACGTCGTCGTGTTGCTTGACGATAATCCTGTTGGTAGCGCGTTATACGCTAATTCTATAGTATATGCGGCATTTGGCGTTGGAGCAACAATTATTGTGTCATTGTCCCAGTTTGCATAATACTTTGGAATACCTGTGCTTGTTCTATTTGGTGAATACTCACTAATAAAAGAGGTGTCTTTTTTCTCTAAATACCTTCTCTCGCCGTCTGTTAAACCCCCTAAAGAGCCCGATGGGCTGAATATATTAACAGATCTAATAAAACTAAAACTGGTTGGTGTGGCGCCTGGCATGCCCACAAAAGCATCTCCTGAGGTCAGGGCAGCAGTTTGATACTTTCTAAATACGTCAAGATCAATGTCTCTAAATATTTTCAATTCTGCGTGTTCTATGAAATCGTTGACTATGGTCGTGGTGAAGACATTGCTATCTGTCTCTGTATAATCTCTAATTTGCGTTACTAGTTCAGAATATGTTGTCATGCTATAACCGTAGCAGGGCCAGCAAATGCTTTGCCCCCTCCTCCTTTTAAATTACCACTGGTTGCCGTGTCTGTGACAACAGTGAATGTATAACTATTATCATCTACTTTGGTAATTGTATACCCAGCAGATCTTGTGAGATTTGTGGCTGTTATGCCATCAAAACTAGACGCACCATAGAATCTTACGGTATCTGAGCTTGATCTACCATGATCTGGTTCAGTAACTGTTATTACACTAGTGCCTTGGTTTGAGGTTTCAAAAGCATTTAATTTTAATAGATTTGGCACAGATGTCTCATCTCTGTCTGACCTAGCGTTTTGTAAAGCTTGTCTATCGGGCTTATGTGTTTTTAATTCTATCTGTGGATGTTTTGATTCAAACTCAGATTGATGAACAAAAGAACCATTCCACTCTTTCAACATCTCTATGTATGGAAAAGCCATGCCGCTTCTGTCAGATATTGCTTTTGCTTTTTTTCCTGATGAAAAACTAGACATTTGGATAATACGCCTGTGGTGTTATGTGCGTGCTAGTTGATGAGCCATCTTCTGTCAGCGCACGGTTAAATTCATCTTCATAATACAACTTCATTTGTTGTGCTACTTCTGGTCTATATTTTTGTGCTAAATAAAAACTAAGTCCTGATGTCATGCACGGCACAAAACGATATGGAACATCAGCTGCGTTAGTAAAATCACCTGTGTCTTGTATTCTTTTTACAAAATATAAATGCATATCAGCTGAGGCTGCAGTCGCATCAGGTGTAGGATAAACAAAAAGTGTTACACGATCTATGAGTCTTTGCACATAGTATTGTGTTGGTTGTCCTTTTGATAATTTGTTTGATAAACCTGAGTATGTTGACCTGCTAATTTTTGTCATTGCCACATCTTGTTGTGTCGATTGTGTTCTATTTGTTCGATACGTTGACTCTAATATGTCATCAATACCAAAAATAGTCGACGCTACTTGGTTTGTGGTTGCTTGTGATCTGTTACTATCAGATGTGTCGTCAGCTGCGCTTCTGAAAAAATGATACTCTGCTTGCCCCTCTACTAAATCAACATTGGTTTCATCTATCTCCCAATAGTGTAAACCTCTGTTGCCCCACTCTTGAAACATAATATTAATAGATCTCCTAGCTGATTTTATTTGATAACCAGTAAGATCTTGAAAACCTATTCTTTGATAGGCCTCTTCTATTATATCATCAATAGCAAAAGTTTTATCGAACGTCGCTGTTCCTGAAGTAGTATTAGGCATTAGCTACTCCTTAAAATATTTTCTTAAATTCTGCTATACAAGTGTATGTGTTACCAGAATCAGCTGCCGCTGCCACAACAAAATTTACATCACTTTCGTTACTGTTTGATGATTTGTCAGCAGGTATGCCACCAAACTCTCTAAAGTCCCAGTATCCTGAGTCTATTAGAGTTATGATTGGAATATCTCCATCTGAATCTTCTTCATCTAAACGTGCAAAAGCATCGCCGCCATCGCCGTTAGCGCATGACCACCATACTCTTTGTAGTGATAAGT